GTCGAGCTGTGAGCCCAAATCACCGTAGGCGTTTCTTCTTGTAGCTCTTACTGCATTTTGTCTCTCTTCGAGATCTGCAGCTGAGTCTACAGCGTTCAGTTGCTCATCAGTTGGTTGCGCTACACCAGAAACATTCCATTCCTTGATGTAAGGCCCTTGACCGTTTGAGTCATCCTGAAGCAAAACGTCTACCATGAAGTCAATTTCGTTAACTCCGTTATTAGCCAAATATGTTCTGACCTTGCTTGATAGTGATGCCATAGTTTTTCCTCCTTATTCTGTTATACCTTATTCTGGTGGATTATCAATAACAGTTCCACCATCTGCTATCCACTGTTGAATTTCTTGGTAATCTGTGTTGTCTGGATCTAGTGGTACTGATTTAATTATATTAGAATTTGTATAAGTTACTTGATAACTACAAAATCTATTATCCATTCCATAATTTTTTGTTACTGTATTAATCATATTAAAAAAACTCCGAAGTTAAAGCAACATAAGAGTCAGCTACATCAGTTCTAACCCAACCTCCTTCACCTACAGTTCCTGATAAATCTGTTGAATTAAAAAACTCAACAGCAGTTGGAGATGATACATCAAGAGTAAAATCATCAAATTTATCATTAGAACCAGCTCTTATAAATCTATAATAATTTGATCCTGATGTTTGTTCTAGAGTAGGAGAAGCTCTCATTGGTACTTGTGGGTGATAAACAGTTCTAAATTCAGTTGCTGTATAACTAAATCCATTAAATAAAACTTTAACATCTCCAGATGCTAAAAGTTCATAATATCTTAAACATCTTTTTTTATTTACATCAATAGGCAAGAACTCAAAATCAGATGCTGATGTTCCAACTTCTAATTGTACTCCTGTAACATACCAATCATTACTTGTGCTATCTGCAAGATTAACTTGACCAACAGCTATGTCAGCAGTGGTTTGAGAATTCCAAGAAGTGTTTAATGTTCCAGAACTATAAGTTGATCCAGCAACTAAATAAAAATGAACCTCTAAACTCCAATCATTATCATTACCAAAAGCACCAGTAGTATCTCCATCACAAGTAATTGTTTTCTTTTCCCAAGTATCGGCAGAATTAATTGTATAAGATTTAGAAATAACTCTTGTATTATCTCTATCTTTTAAATTTATAATGTAAGTTCCAGTTTTTGCTGATCTTACCCAAAAAGACATAGTTAAACTTTCAGCAGATGAAGTTCCTTTTTTTAAATACTGTAGATTTTGACCTTCTATAAATTGAGACAATCTTAAAATACTTCCAGCAGATAAACTTCCATTAGCAGTGGTGCAATCTGCTTTAAACGATGTAGCAAAACCTTGACCAGTTGGAACTGTCGTTGATTGAGAAATTGTCCAAGTACCAGCAGAAGAAGCTGCAAATCTCCATCTATCACAAGTAGCATCAGTTCCAGTAACAGATGATACAGAAGTATCTCTTTGAGCAATGCTCATATCTCCATTGATGATGATGTTTCTAAGCCCTGGTTGATTCGTGCTTGTTTCTAATGCTGCCGATGTTACTTTATCTATTGCCATAATTTATTCTATAATAATTTAAATCCTGATAAAGAGTTCCATAAAGAACCACCTATTACGTCTCTTGTTGAACCACTATCTTGATAAACTTCACCTTCAATATAATCTCCTTCTGACAAAGTTACAATTCCATTAACATGAACTCCGCCATCAACTCTTTCTTTATCGGCTTGCATGCCAAATATACTTGAACCATTCTTATACATGTAAGCTATAATTCTTGCACCCCAAGTACCAGACCATATATATTTAAATGTTAGAAAATATGTACCGGCTCCGCCTGAAGGAACTGTCCACTTATTACTACCTAGTCCACTTCCAGTATCAATCACAGCACTATCAAAAGCTATTTTAGCAGCCGTATTAGTTGCAACTGACTGATTTGCTGATTTATAAATCCAAAAGTTAGGTGTGTTATTTCCACCAACACCAGATACAAAGTTTGCTCTAGTCATTTTCTTTAATGCACCAGATGCAGAAGTATCTGATAATAAAATTAAATCATCTGTTGCGATAGAAGTTTCTGCTGTTTGACCAGTTATAATTGTTGGATCAAGATGTTCGTCGCTAATTGCATCGTCAGCAATTTTATCTCCATTAATAGCATCGGCTGCAATTTTTCCTGTAGTCACGTTTAAGTCTACAAGTTGTGAAGTGCCCACTGATCCTGCAGGAGCGTTGACGGTTCCGATTGCTCTTCCTAGAAACACACAATACATTTCGTCCGTACCATTAACCAATGCCGCTGACAGTGTTAAAGTCGTGCCCGATGCAGTATATGCTTTACCGGATCCTGGCTCTTGGACTACGTTATTTACAACAAGTCTAATATCATTTTCGTTAGTTACGGAATGTGATAGGGTATATGCAGTTTGAGAATTGACAATAGTAAATACCTGTCTTTCAAAACTTATAAAACTTTGTGCTGGAACGTTTCCTAGATACGCCATGTTTACTCCTACGTGCTTATTGCATCAACGAAAGAAGCCCATACATCTAAACTTGACGCGGTATCTGACTTAGCTTTTAACACGTCATTGTTCAGCATTACAATTTTGCTTCCGCCGTCAATTAGTTCTAAAGATCCGCCACTTACAATCGGCGCATTTTTAATTAAATAATAATCGTTCGATCCATCATTAATAAATACGTCTATATTTATTGTTGATGTTGTTGTGTTTGCGCAACGTACAGATATTATTGCATCATCTGAATTACTTGTATGAACAGTCGCTGCTGATGTTCCTACGTTTCTTTGTATATATCGTTCAAAATCTTGTGCCATATTGCTCCTTATAAACTATTTCTGACTACAACGCAATGGCCATAGCCGTAACAAATCCTGCTGATACCCCTGCTGCTCCACTAGACGCTGAAGTAACTCTACCTTTTGCATCTACTGTAATTGATGAATTTGTATAACTAGCTGCTGATACTCCAGAGTTAGCTAGCGTTAATGCTCCACCAGATGCGATTGTTGCATCACCTGATACTGCAGATTCTTCATAACTTGTTCCATCTCCTATTAATATTTTACCTGATGTTACATCAGGCATTATTAATTTAGACCCTACAGTTAAATTTCCATTTGCATAATTAGATATAGTGTTTGCAAAGTTACCCATGTAGCTGTGTGAAGAACATTGGTAGTATAAAATATTTGGTGTGTTAGCATCTACTGCTATTTGTGTGTATGCACCAGATGATCCAGCTGTACCATTAGTAGTTACACCTGTTGTGTAAGCTGTAGATTTGTCTGCTTCTAAGTAAAATCTTAATGGGTGTCCTGAGTTAGTAGAATCAGCTTGATCAAATCTATAATAATATTTGTAAGATGAATCTGCACCTGAAAATGTAATCGCAGGTGATTCTAATCCATCAAAAAAATATGCACTTGAAGATCCTTGACCTGAGTATGGATGAGCTGTTGTTTTAGTGCCAACTTTAACTGTAATTATTTTTGGCGCTGATGAAGAACCATACTCTTCTGGTTTAGGTAAACTAATCTTTGCACCAGGCACTGTACAGAATACTTCTGTTGCACCTGCAAAGTTTACGGCAGCATCACTATTAGAACTGGAGATAATATTAGTTCTAGCAAGTGTACTTGCTCCTCCGTTTAAAGTTCCAAAACCAACTTCAAAGTTATTTGTTCCTGTTTCAAAGATACAGTAATAGGTAGTATTGCCTCCACCGATACCAGCAGAAAAAGTTTCAAAACCTGAAACTGCTCCACCTAGTGTAAACGTTCCTGTTCCAGTTGTTGCACTGGATTCTTTTACCCTATCGTTTAGTTTAAACGCCATTTAAAATCCTACGATGTTAAACTAATAATTGCATTACTAGCAGTAGAAGGATCAGGAAACGAAATAGTGAAGTCACCATTCGTTGCTGTTTTACTTCCACCGAAATCTAAAACTACACACAACTTATCGCTTTGATCGTCATTGTATATCGCTGCAAAAGCTGCAGTGAAAGTTGCGCTTGACCACGTTACATCTGCAAAGTCTACAGATGTAGTAGCAGTTGTAGCTACAACAGCTTGACTACCTAAAACTTTTCTAACATAGTTTGAACTACCTGCAGAAGAAACTTCATTAGTAGTTAAAGCAACTGTGCTAGACGTTGAGTAAGGATTAGATGTGTATAATGCTATTTTAAAAGAGTCTCCGCCATTCGCAAAGTTATGCGTTCCTGACATCAATTCACCTTTAAAAGAAAACGGTACTACGTTTGCCATATTTTATCTCCTTAATATTACGGTGATGGCGATTTTATTTGTGAACGAATAGCGCCATCTTGCCATTCATCTCTACGTCTTCTACCTTCTTGTTCAATAGAATAAGATTTTGCAGCCTTTTGATATGACTGTTCGTAGTATTGTAACATATCTACAGGTCCTTTCAAGTACCCATATGCTTCTACCAAACATGCGTACAAAAGTAAATCCTGATATTTATTAGATACATATGTCCCAGCTGTAGCTGCCGGAGCAGCTGTTGGGGTTGTTGTATTGGTGATACTTATTGGTTGTTTAGTATAAGCTAGAGTAATTTCAAAAGTTGCATTTGGTGTAGGGGCCACTACCCAAAAAGTAGCATCCCAATTACCATAATATTTAGGAAGTCCCGAAGCCGTTCCAGGAGTATTATAATACTCAGCCATAAAACTAGTATCTCTTTTATCTAAAAATACTTGATCTCCAGATGAATCTTTTAATTGAACATATCTAATAAATCTTAAATCAGATGGTATAGTTACATATCTATTTCCTGAAACTAAATTAGATGTAGCGTAGAATCTATTGTCGTCTGTATCTACTTCCCTGTATATTCTATTTTCTGCATTTTTAATTATTGTATTTAAAACTCCTGTAGATAAAACTCCATCATCTACTTCAGTATAGTTTCTAATATCGTCCTGTAAGTTTGCTAGTGTGTATGCCATTATGGTGATAGTGTAACCGGACCAGCCGATATACTTCCTCCTCCTATTTTTGCAGTTGCAGTTGCTGTGCCTGAAGCTGTAAATGTATAGTTATTAGCATTTGTAACTGTAATTGTAAATCCCGAAGCG